AAAAAAACACACAAAAATACTGTGTGTAATTTTTTAAAATCGAAAATCAAATTGAAAAACACGAAAAAAGTGACTTTGCTACATTCATCAAAAGCAGACCCCTTTTTTTCGCTTCAAAAACCTCCCTACATATGTAGGGGGCTACCTACATGGACCTACATAGTCCATCTATTTTTGAAAAATACTCGGACGCCATGTAGTAACATTTTACCTACATAAAACGTATGCCCTTAAAAACGAAAATACACCCTTTATTTACACGTTTGGTCTTTTTGGAGGATAAATTCTCTCGGTAAAAAATATCATTATAGTGAAACGTATTTTGTTTGTTTTTGTTTGTTTTGTTGTTTTGTTTTGTCTGTCTTTGTATTTTACTCTAGATATCGTCTACATCTATTTCATCATCGCCGTCCATAACAACCGTTTGTGATAGTTGCTTGTTCTTATTATTAGTGCCATCAGTATTTGTCTGAGCATTTACAGTTTCTAGCAGTTCGCTATATGTTTCAGTTTCCCCGTTATCAAACATAACATCTTCGTTGGCACCTTCTGTATCATGTATATTATCAAATTCGCTCTTGAGTTTCAAAAAGATAGGGTTGCCAGACTTTTTTAGTTTTTGTTTTTCAATATCAGAATATACTTCAAGCAAGTCGTGCTTAGGTTTGGCACAAGATTCAAATTCCCTTTCGCCGACAAGGACCCATGTGCCAAGACCAACAATATTATCATGCTTGCCTCTGCCTCGAAATTTGTTTCTCATGATACATAGGCGTTCTTTACCCTCAATATCATTGGCATTAAACATACCATTACCGAGTAATTTCGTAACAACTGCGTATAGTTCTCCTTCTTCATGAGCTAGTCGCACCTTTTTATTCGTAGTTGCGGACGTTTCTGAAACGAACTTACGTCCCATCTTCTTAGATTTATTACCACCATTTTGATTCTTGACCATCTTGTCTAATTATATATATAAAAAATATATGTATAATAATTCCTTCAATTTTTTATTTAATTGTTTGAATATGATTATAATAATATGATCCGGTGTATTTAATATTTAAATCTAAAATCATCCGCAAATTCAAATAGAGTTTTTTGTGTAAATATAGAGTTATACCAGTCTTTCCAACCAATGTCTGTAGATATATGTATCATGCGTTTATTTTCAGTTTCCCAAGATTGTTCATCAGGTTGATAACCATACTGTGAGTAAAAGAGCTCCATTTCATCATCATTATTAAATTTAATTTTATTATTCTCATCGTCAACAGTAATATCATATTTGTCAAATCGTTCTTTCCATATAGGGGATATATATGCATAGTATTCCCAATGATGATAATAGCATTCATTGATGTTGTCTTTGGTTTCTCTTAGTAAATGAAATACTGAACACATAACATCAATAGAATACAGCCGTTTATAGAACAACGTTTTGTGTATTTGTGGTTGATTGTATTTATTTAAAGGAATAGGTTCAGTGTGTATTTTCATCACACTATCAATTTCGTCGTCACTACATCCAATATATAGTTTTTTTTTGGATTGAAACCACTCTGGGTTAAATATTAGTAAGCAAATAACAGACCATAACACGTGAATAGCATTTTTATATTTGTATTGATTCTCATTATTTTTATCCTTGTCCTTATCCTTATCCTTGTCCTTGTCCTTGTCCTTGTCCTTGTCCTTATCCTTATCCGTGTCCTTGTCCTTATCCTTATCATCTTCATCTTCCTTTTCCGCCTCTGGAAGAGAAGAGTCAATCACTATTTGAATAACTGCGAATTGTTCGTCAGACAACTGGAAATAAGTTTGAATGGCTTGAAATATGTCCGATTCGATAACATCAGGTAATGACGATACAGCAAAGTGATACAACTTTTTATCAATGAAACGAAATAGACCATGGTATTTACAAGGTATAGATAATAACCAATTTGGTTTTTTTCCTTTAAATATATGTGTAATTTCTCTAATCTTGCTGTTATATTGTCGTGTAATAAATATTTCAGAGGATGACTCCAGTTTAAATAGGTTTTTTACAACGGTAATAATACTTTTAAAATCACCATTTATCGATTTTTTATATAAGAATGGTTCAAATTGTGGATTAAGAATGAAATAAAAGTCATAATAGATAAACCATAATAGTTCCCAACTTTGCTGTTTAAATCTGGATAAATACATTTCAGATATCCAAAAATAACACTCATCTATTGATTTTGCTTTAAGAATACAGGATACAAAAGTCATGCCTACTTCATCGAATAAATACAAATATCGCGTTAAAATAACTTTAGACATATTTGAGAATTTAATATATATGTAATTGTTATTCCTTTATAATAAAGGAATGCGAAATTCAATTTTTTATTATATATGGTAAAATATTATTATATGTAGTAAATATATATCATGGCAAACGCATGGAGAGAGCACGTTAAGAAAACAATGGCCGAGATGAGGTCCGCGGCTTCCGATGGTAAGGTAATGTTAAAGGACGTATTAAAGCAAGCTGGTAAGACATACAAGAAGCCCGCTAACTCTTCCGATTCCAAGAAGACACAGAAAAAGAAGAGTACCAAAAGAAGAAAGTCTGCCAAAAAAAGAAAGTCTGCCAAGAAATAATAAATCAAATATAACCCAACCATCCAACCAACCAACCATCCATTTATAATATTGTTCAAATATTACAAATGTTATACACATGAAACACATGACAGAATCATACAACATCCGGTATTCTAATGAGAAGAACGTTTCTGTTTATTCGCAAATAAAATGTCATGTAACTCTTCAAGTAAACTAGACGAACGTTCTTTAAAAGAAGCATGAAGATAAGAATGAAACAATTTCTGTAGAGAGAAATTATTTAATAAATCCGGATAGTTCACCATAAAAAAAGAACAAATAGAATAATCACTCCAGGTATTCTTGAATTGTAGCAAATAAGGAATGATTTGTTTGGATTTATAATTACATAAATAATTAATGTTTTGTTTTATTGTATTTTTATCTAATTTCTCTCTACCGTTTAAAAACAAATCAAGAATGTGTTCAATATTATCGTTACACAAACATTCAATAGGATAGTGTGTGAAATAGGTTATGAGAAAGATGTCGATGGGTATATATGGATTTTGTAAGAGAGATTGTGAGAAATACAGCTTTAAATTATGTAGATGAATAGAGGGGAAATAAAATGAATGGGAAAAATCATTCAATAAGGGGAGACTGTCGAATTTATTACACATAATATTGTGATCGTTGTTGTTGTTATGTTTGTTGTTGTGAATGTTATCACTGATCAAAACGAATGGGAACTGTGTCGGTGTAAACGAAATATGGTTATCACGAAGAACAGAACAAGAATAAAAAATATGATAGAGAGATTTCTCAAAATGACTACTTTTACGGAAATCAACGTTTTCATAAAAATCAATAGGTTTATTCAAGTCAAAGTATAGTATTTTATGTTTAATTTCTCTCGTCACTGTGTTTGATTTTGTGTCTGGTAATATTTTATACCGTTCGTCTAAATTCTTAAACCTATCAATCGGTAAGAAATAAATAAAATAAAGTGGTATTTGTTTGATACGCGTCGAGATAGAAATATAGTTGTTGACAGAAAAAGAGTTTTCTAAAAACAAAGTCATGAATGAGTATTATATTATTATCTGCTACGAATTAATTAGTAGTATTATTCCGTATTTCATATTTTTCTTTCCTCTTTGTGGGAGGGGGCGTAGTGTTGTTGTAATCATCTTGTCTCTCTTGGTTGGTTTGCTTAAACAAATAATATCTATTTTTATAGGTTTTTTTAAATTTATCTTGAATATCACTATTTATAATATTTTCTTGTAAAAGTCGTTCTGTTTCTTCATCAAGTAAACTTTCATATTCCATACAAAATTGTTCATAGGCAATAGATGGCTTATAACCTGGTAAATAATAGTTAACATTAATATGCTCGTCTATAGCATAAATAATATCCGGGTCAATTGAGATATATTTACGACGTGTTTTTGTATCATAACTCGTCTTGTTACGAAAATAATACCTACTACTTTTATACATTTTATCCAGAATGTTTCCATCATAACCAAGATTTTTTAATCGTGTACACTCAGTATCAACAATAGTATCGTTATTATCAATCCACCTAGCCCATTCTTCTTTATAAACATGTCTATTATCATACTGATGAAGTTTAGCAAATGAAAGAAGTTGTTCTACAAATTCTGCTGAAAACTTGTAACGAAATATTAGGTTATTGTTTGGCAAATCATCATTAGACAAATCACCATTAGACAAATCATCATTAGACAAATCACGACTACATAATTTATCAATATCTAACCTTTCTTCTTGTAGGACAGTAAACTCTGTAGTCATATTTAAATAGAATAAGTATTGAAACTTACAATAAGTATTGATAACATAATATATTAGATATAGGTTGCTTCAATTTTTTTGCTAATGTTAAATAATAGTAATAGTAATTGATGATACTTTATTCGCTAGAAATTATACCCTATTATGATTCCATTTTACAAGAATATACAAATATATTAACAATCAATAAACCACCAACAGGTCCTTTAAATACGATAACAAAAACAGTTAGATTGAATAAGTTGTCACCGTTTGAAACCCATAATAATATATGTCCTAAACCAAGCTGTGTAATAGGAATAAATCAAATAAACAATCCACACAAATTAATGTGTATAGACGATTTACCCAATCTATTTGAATTTTTAATAAACAATGGTTATTCAATAGATAATTCAGTAACAAAAGTATTACAAAAGAGCAACATAAAGATGAATGGTAATTTAATCTGTATGATACAATACCCGTAATGTGGTTAAGATATAAGATATAAGATATAAGATATCATTGTCGATAATAAAAATTATAAAATTGAAATCATTATTTAAAATATAATGAATTCAATAATAGAATGAGTAATAAATTAAAGTTATCCGCTGCCAACCAGTCAACGACCATCGGCAAGACAGCACCAATCAATCCTCCAATAATAAACGAAGAACAAACAAGTATTCAGGATGAAGTGTCAAGATATATAACATCTTTAACAGAACAAGAACAAAAAACACTCGACATAGCCAAGTCTCATTTAGGAACATCGTTTAATATTAAGCGAAGTATTGGGTTTTTAGAGTGGAAAGCTAAGCAAGTGTTATAATAAATCATACGAATAATTAGCATAAAAAAGAGAACTAAGAAAAAGGCACTACAACATGCACCACCAAAGTTAGTTTTTTCTCGTTTTTTTAGCATTCCATGTGCCTCCAGTCTGGGGCGATTTTTTCGTTTTAGCACGTTTATTTCTCTTAGGTGTTTTATTTGCGTATGAAAATTTGAGTGTAGGTAACGTTTTACGAAACAATTTAATTGTTTTGTTCAATCGGTCACCTCCTTTTTGTATTTTATAATTGATAGGTCGCGTAGATGTGCGTGTGGACTTGTAATTATCACCCCCTCTCTGCTGAACCGTATTTTGTTGAACCTGGTTTTGTTGAGCCGTATTTTGTTCAACCGGTTTATTTGCGGTTTGTAATGTATTCGCAGCATTGTCTACCGCAGACATAATGCGTTCCTTACCTTTCAAAGCAGTATTTTCCGTATTTTTTATAGTCTGTGCCGCAGTAATTACCATGGGACTACTTTTTTCCACAAATACTTTGAATGTCATCATCAACGCATTAAATCCCTTTGCGATAGCAATAATTAAATTAATAACACCACCGAAAAAGGGTATTTCAGATATAAACGCTTGTGCTACGGTAATTCCAGTTCCAACTGCTCCGGAAACCACTTTATCAGATACCTGTTCAGTCATTTCAGTTGCTTGTTCAACAACCTTATTTACTTGGGGTTGTATTTCTTTTAATACTTCAACCATGGTAATTGCCACTGCTTCGGCTATTTCCTTTACAGCCTGTTTTGTAGCAGGATTAGCGGATAACTCTTTCAATACACTAGCAAGAAGCATAACCTTTCTATTTAATTCCGGGGCCAATTGGTCGAACGGAGTTTCTAATATATTGTTTGCACCAATCATATCCATACCAACCTCTATTAACTTACTTAACGTACGACCATACCATCGAATACCCGTTTTCAAACCAATTTCACCCAAGTCTTTCAACTTTGATAAAACTTCAATAGCAACTTCCTTTCCATCTTCTCCTAAATCGGACAATATGGAAGACGTAGAAGATGATAATTGGGGCATCGTTTTAGTTTGCTCGTTTATTTTGTCAGTAGCACCGCCAATTAACGTTAATAATTCATCCGCTTGTTTTTTTATACTAGCAGCAGAAACGTCATGGTCATTCATTTTATTACCACCACCACGTTGTTTGTCTTGTGCTTGTGCTTGTGCTTGTGCTTGTGCTTGGGCTTGTGCTTGGGCTTGTGCTTGGGCTTGTACCTCGTCTACCTTATTTTTAATCTGTTCTGTTGCTTTTTGAAAACCACCAAGTATATCACTCATAATTGACAACACGGCGGTAACAACAAATTTGACAGCTGTTCCGTTTTTGGTATCAATCGGGGAATAATAGATACCACTTTTTTCCTGCTGTTTCAAATTATCCAAATCTTGTTCCACAAGTTCAAGTTCACGTTGTTTATTTTTAATGGCTTCATTTACTATCATTTTTATTTTTTCATCTGGATTAGGAACATCTAATAAATTAATCATATATATTCTGTCTTTAATTTTTTTTCGCCGTTAGTTTCTTAAATGTTTCATAATCCATTTTCTCCATGTGGTGTTCTACTTTATATTCTTCTGTTTTTAACATAGGAAACTTGCCTACTTTTCCACCATATGAATATCGGTTCGCATTCTGTCTAAGCACAAATTTTTTATTGACTGATTTGCTTCCACCCGTTCCTTTGCGATTATAGCTCTTAAAAGAAGCAAATAAACTATCTGATGCTTTAACTCCAACCAATAACTTTGAGTTTGTATTATTCGCAAGAGATGCCTCCCTGGCCAATTCCAATTCCTTCTTGATATCAACTACAATTTTTTTACAATGATATGTTATTGCGTATTTTCTAGCGACTGTTTCTAAATACAAATACGGAACATCCTTTGTATCACAGTAATATATAAACGACTCTTTTTCAAAATCATAATACATTATAATACGTCCCTTTGGCGTCATTTCATACAACACATTGTTTTTTAATGATTTTACATAATCTTCTTCCAATTCTTGGCTACTATCCATCTCTTGGAATTTGTCATAATACTTATTTTCATAGGGTTCTTCTTCGAGTTTACTTATTTTTAGTTCATTTTTGTCTCTCATGTCTTTCATATGTTTGGTTCGATATTCACTTGTATATTGGTACCCATAGTATAATAAGGTAGAGCTAACCGCAATACCTGTAGTCATGTAAAAAAAAGCAGTAATACTATTATTACGCATATTCTTTAAATTACTAGAAAGATTTTGAAACATTATATAGTAATAATTATAGATGGAATATATTTAAGCTTTGATTTGTTTAGTTCTTTCTTATTTCTCGTTTTGTTTCTCGTTTTGTTTCTCGTTTTGTTTCTCGTTTTGTCTCATTTTTCTTTTTAGTCGGTGTAATATGATAATATATGTGTTATTTGAACTCATGGACCGACTGATTTCACTAATTCATTACGACGTAGTTCAAAGAGTGCCTTTACTTCCGTCTGTAAATCGACCACTTTAATTCGTTGATAACTTTTATTTTTATTGTCTGGATGTAAGCAGATCAAATACAAGTCCTCCACCACCTTGCCATATTTCTCCTCCAAAATAGCCTTGTACGTGTTGAGTTGTAAGCAATAATGCCAATAATTCGTATCTGGCAAATGTTCTATACACTCCTTCTTCCCCCATTTACCAAAGGCGTTCGCTTTCACGATTTCTTTACACCGCTTCCAATCATAAATTAGTAGTGTTCCGTCCGGTTTTTCAAACACCATATCGATAGATCCAGCCAATTTCAGTTCTTCGTAGAAAACGGTCCATTCTGTGCGATAGGGTTTCAAGTCAGGAAAATCGGCCAAGAAACGTTGGAAATATTCGTATTCTACAGACTCATTGACAACATCCATTTGGTTATAGTAGCACTCAATGTCGTAGTGCATTTTGGTTCCTGCGTTGGCCGCTTCATCGCGGTTCTTGTCCCAACCAGCCTTAATTTCATCAACCGTCTGACCGTAATACTTGCTCTGTGGCCAACGCTTAGAGGACATCATACCACTAATAATCGCATCCGCATCAAAATGATCAAAATTGGCATGATTAAAAGTCGTTACAGACACGTAGCCATCGCTACTACCATCAATAGTGTAAATATGAGGACCCTCATCAAACTTGATCCGTTCATCACGTTCATGTGGATACAAGTTTGCCAAATAGGTGAGAGCACCCGAGTCGTCAGCTTCTTGATTTTTTCGTTGAACAAAGTCCATTGTTAATTTATTAATATCTATTTTGGGCATTAATAAATTCAATTTTTTATGTTATTACTATTCTTGCTCCTTACTAAAATGTTCCCATAGCCACCCAGTAACAATATATTTATCATTAGATATAGGAACATTCGCTCTATGAGGAAAGGTCCAATTCGCAGGAAACAGCACTAATTTACCGGCCGCCGGTTTTATATGATATTTAGACCAGAATTCTGTTTGTCCGCCTTCTTCAACATCATTTAAATACCACATAAAGGTTAATTGGCGCATCTTTTTGTTTTTCCAATCGCAAGAATAATCTTGATGATAGACATATTTACCAACGTTTTTATTATATTTTTGAAGTTGCATTGATTCAGTAGATAAATAATTTGTTCCAAAAATATGATACGTATCATTAATGATACAATTATATTTTTTAACATATTCTTTTACATTATTATTCAGTTCTTTAGATAATACCTTATTTATTCTAGACCATTGCGATCCACCATCGGTTATTACCAGATCTGTTGTATCCTTGATATTTTTATTCATACCACCCGCAGTGACTCCATCATACCGTTTACTGGAATGCTCAAATAGATCAATCATATCATGACATAACTCGGGAGAAAGGGAACATTCTTTAACATATAATAAATCCATAACATTACTATTTTCCATCAATATAGTTATTTATACCATTATATATTTATATTTTATTTGCTATTTTACTTTTACTTT